CAGGTCTCCAAGGTTAGCAGCCTCTGGTCCATAGAACAAAGTAGGTAAGGGAAGTTCAGCCTGTCGGCGTTTGTGGGGACGTACCTCACTTACTCGTCGTAACGCAGTCTGTTAGAAACAAACAATTATAGCCATGGCTACAAATCAGCCCAAGGGCCAACTAACACATTATTGTGCTTATCATTTTTTAATGATTTTATCATGGTATTTATTACCAATTACTACTTCACGGTAGAACTGCTTAGCGAGACCACTCGCTGAAATATGGATAAGGTGCATTACACCTTTAGTGGCGGGATCGCCCATTAAACAACCCTTTTGGGTTGTAAACATTTCACCTTTATAGTGAACTCTTCTCTTAGTTGTTAAGAGGCGTATACAAAACGCTCCGTATGCCTTTGGCATACCAATGCAGTTATTCGCTGCTATTAGCACGCTTTGCGTGACTTTGAATTCGCAACTATCTGTTGCAGTTTTAAGGTCAGTTGACCCTACAAAGAGTTCTCTCTTTAAATCTTCAAATATGAAGTTTGCCCTAGGATTCCTAGGATTTAGTCTCTTATGAAACTCAAAAGCGTGGTTTGCCGCGCCTATGCCCGCCTTAGAAGACGGGAAAAGCTTGAGTACATCAAGCAGTATATGCCCATAAGGGTGTAATAGAATTGCATGCATTACATGCGAAACGGTTATAAATCTAACCTTTCCCTGTTCAAGAACAGGTTCTGCTCTGACATCAAATATTTCAGAGTTACCGTCCTCTTGGAGGACTTTTCCTAGAGTATAATAAAATACTCTTTCACCTAAATGTTCCAAATCGTCTGGAACGAACTCGCCTGTATAAGCGAATTTATTAAGGTTAATATACCTTATTTTCTTTCCTCTAATAGAGGATGCTATTTTACGAAATCCTTCGTATTTACCCCCGTCTTGACGGGTTGTGTTCAGTTCAGCTGAATCTGATAAGGACACTTTTGCCCTTTTTAAAATCTTTGAGATTTCATAGGGAAGATTCTTCCCCTCTAGTTCGAGTTTTGCGAACTCCTCAGTTATTGAGGTCATTATCCTATTGGGATAGTGTACTTCTGCAGGTGCAGAAGTTAGAGTTTTCTTGAACTCTTCATATGACTTTGCTATCATATGTTCCGGCGGGGTTCCCGCCGATCTTGTCTGTATCAAAATTGATACTCTGAACATCGTTATGGTGTTCTTGTCTCTCAAAAGAGAGATTGGTCTTCTATAAAAAGACATTTCGGGTGGTACCCGAATTTCGCCAGGATTCCTGGTTTCATGGAAACATACTTCCTTTATTGACCCTCTTAGGGCCTTTATTTTCTCATAATAAGAAAAGTATTCCGATGTATGATACATCGAATAGTCAGTCAAGAGATTCTTGATTAAACAACGACTCATTTGGTCGTAATACTTCCATGATTGTATCATGGGATCATCTGGGAAAGCCAGAATTAGTGACGTCGTAACGCCGTCAACAGTTGCTAACAACTGTTTGAATCTGCCGATTCCGGCAGTAGTACAATCTGGAAGATTGTTTAAGTCGTGGGTCATACCCTCGATATAATAATTCCCTGATAACAGGGATATGAGTCTATATAAAGACCTCACATCCTTACGGATGTTTGGGAACCAATAGGTTCCTTTTTGTAGTATATCAAGTACTACTTTCATTGAAGAAATTTTCTTCAAAAAGGGTCTGTATTTCAGACCAGTTAACTCTCTAGGGAGTTTATTTTCGAACAAATCGATTGAATTCCAGCATACATTTACTGCTGGAGATTTATATTTTCCTTGGAAAACGTCCTTACCGATACTTCGGTTAAATGTGAATAGATCACGATGCTTGGCACGTGTGCCGCATACACACCCATGGGTGTTTTTAACTGTCAAAACAGTAGTAAGGGGGAATCCCCCTGTTGATAGGACATTATCGTTTGTCCAGACGTGCTCATTAGCTGTGAGCTCAGGTGCACTAGTGCATTTTTTCAATAATAGTTGATCATCGGTATCGTCAGATGCCATTATTCCGAAAGGAGTTACCTACCGG